TGCCGCAATAGTTTCAAGTGGAGTTTCATATTATTTAGATGGAGCAAGTACACAATCTGCTTATGTAAATACTACAACTTTTAATGCGGCAACAACAAGATATATAGAGTTTCAACCACAAACAACAGGCACATTTTATTTTGCTTGTTATATACATGGTATTGGTATGGGTGGTGCAATTACATCACAAGATTTAACAGTAACTTTACCAAGTAGTCCAGCAATAGGAACAGAAATGATTATTATTGATTCTACTGGTGATGCAAATACAAATAAAATTGTAATAGGTCGTGGTGGTTCTAAAATAAAAGGTCTTTGTACTGATGGTGAATTAGATACATCTAGAATAGGTGTAAGATTAATTTACTCAGATGCCAGTCAAGGTTGGGTTACTATTACAAGTGCAAATGAAACAGCACCAGCAATATCACAATCATTATATGTTACAGCAACTGGAGGAACAATTACAACATCAGGTAATTACAAAATTCATACCTTTAATTCTGATGGTAATTTTGTTGTATCAAGTGCTGGTAATTCCAATGGATCAAACTCAGTAGATTATTTAGTCGTAGCAGGAGGTGGTGGTGGAGCAAGAGGTTCAGGGGGTGGAGGCGGAGCTGGTGGTTTTAGAGAATCATCAGGCACAGCATCAGGCTGTTATACAGCTTCTCCTTTAGGTGCTTGTGTATCTGCTATAACAGTTTCTGCAACTACATATCCTATTTCAGTAGGTGCGGCAGGAGCAAAAAGTCCAAACTGCGTTGCAACAGCAGGAAGCGGTACTAACTCAGTTTTTTCTTCAATAACTTCTGCTGGTGGTGGTGGCGGTAACATGAATGGTCCAGCACCAACAACTACAGGTGATGGATTAGCTGGAGGTTCAGGAGGGGGTGGTGGTCAAAGGGCAGCATTACCTGCACAATCTAATGGTGGTGTAGGCAATACTCCACCAGTAAGTCCTCCACAAGGTAATCCTGGAGGAAGAGGTTCAGCAGTAGATAACACAGGTTCAGGCGGTGGTGGTGGAGCAACTTCAGCAGGTGCAGTCGGTGGTCCAGGAGCACCAAGTCCAGGAGTATGTGGAAAAGGTGGTGATGGAGGAGCAGGAGCAACAACGAATATTACAGGTTCACCAGTCGCTTATGCAGGCGGTGGGGGTGGTGGTAGTGGTAATAGACCAAATGGTTCATCAGGTGGAACTGGTGGTGGAGGAAATGGTGGATATGGTCCAAGTACAAATGCAACAGCAGGAGGCACAAACTTAGGCGGTGGTGGAGGTGGTGCAGGTTATTGTTCTTCCACTTTAGGACAACAAAATGGTGGTTCAGGAGTTGTAATAATAAGGTATAAATACCAAAATTAAAGATTGTGTAAAAAATAAAAAACTGATATAGGAGGAATATTATGGCACATTACGCAAAATTAGGAATAAATAGTAAAGTTATAGCAGTTCATGTTGTAGCTGACAAAGATTGTCAGAATGCAGATGGTATTGAAGATGAAGAAGTAGGAAGACAGTTTTTGGAAAATATTCATAACTGGCCACTTTGGAAAAAAACATCTTATAACACTTATGGTAATAAACATAACTCAGGTGATGACTCTAAAGCATTTAGAGGAAACTATGCTGGTATAGGTATGATTTATGATGAAGATAATGATATTTTCATTCCAAAAAAACCTTATGCTAGTTGGGTTCTTAATAAAGATGAAGCTAGATGGCAGTCACCAGTAGGTGATGCTCCAGAATTAGAAGAAGCAGAACAAGATACTCATTTCTATGAGTGGAATGAAGATAATCAAAGCTGGGATAAAAAAGAAAGATAATATTCTTTTATGAAAAAACAGGTGGTTTCTGAAATAGATATTGTAAGTGGTACGATAGATAGTCCAAAAGGTTTTGAAATTAATCGTGAGAAAATTAAAAACGATATAATAACTTCTTTTATAAACCAAAAAAGGGTTAGTAATAATAAAAAAGATTTTGCTTATACTGATTATCAAGTACCTTTTTCACAACCTTTACAATGGTATAGAGATTATTTAAGAGATCATTTTAGATTAGAATATGATAAAACACTTATACCAAAATTAGACTTTGGTATTATACTTGATAAAAAACAACAATCTCACAACAGAAATTTAGTAGAACCCTTAGACTTATTACATGCACCAGATTATACTTGTGTCTATGGTGTTGATATTGACGATGAAGAACAACTAGAAGTAGTAATACATTATGATGATAATAGACGAGTAAATAGGACTTGGCATGTTCCTTTACAAAACAATAAATTTATCATATTTCCTAGTATGCAAAGATTTTTTATAAAAGAGAATAAATCAAGCAAACTTCAAACAATATTAATATCAACTTATGAATATATCTAATTATTATTGGTATTTTCAGTCAGCGATACCACCAAGAGTTTGTGATGATATTGTTAAATATGGATTAGCTTCAAAAGAAAACGAAGTACAAGCATTAACTGGTGGTTTTGGTAGAGATAGAGATTTAACAAAAAACCCACTTACAAAGAATGAAATAGCTGATCTTAAAAAGAAAAGAGATTCAAATATAGTATGGCTAAATGATAGATGGATTTACAAAGAAATACAACCTTACATACATAAAGCTAATAATAATGCAGGTTGGAACTTTGATTGGGATTATTCAGAAAGCTGTCAATTTACAATTTATAAAAAAAAACAATATTATGATTGGCATTGTGATAGCTGGGATAAACCATATATGGAAGATGGTCCAACAAAAGGTAAAATTAGAAAATTATCAGTAACAGTTTCTTTAACAAACCCACAAGAATATAAAGGTGGAGAACTAGAATTTGATTTTAGAAATGAAGACCCTGAAAAAAAACCTGCAATTAGAAGTTGTACAGAAATATTACCAAAAGGTAGTCTTGTTGTATTTCCATCTTTTGTATGGCATAGAGTTAAACCAGTAACAAAAGGAGTAAGGTATAGTCTAGTAATATGGAGTCTAGGTTATCCTTTTAGATAATATGATACAAGGTGGAAGCCAACAAAAACCAAAAAATCATGTAGACTTTAAAAGTGAGTTTTATTTTTCTACTCCAATATGGGTAGCACAAGCACCTATGTTTTTAAAATCAATGACAAAGCTAACAGATAAATACATAAAAAAAGCTGATAAGTTATTAAAACAAAATTTAAAAAAAGAGCCAAAATGGAAACAAGCTATTGGTGATTTTGGTTTATCAAGACATAGTGAAAGTTTTTCTAATGACCCACAAGCAAAAGAGTTTGTAGATTTTTGTGGTGCTAGAAGTTTTGAATTTTTAGATTGGCAAGGTTTTGATTTAAGAAATCATAGTTTACACTTTACAGAATTTTGGGTTCAGGAGTTTAGTAGAAAAGGTGGCGGTCATCATGATACTCATGTTCATTGGAATCAACATGTATCAGGTTTTTATTTTTTAAAATGTAGTGAAAAAACATCTGTACCAGTAATACATGATCCTAGAATGGGTGCTAAAATGACAAAGTTACCACAAAAAGATATAAGTAAAGTTACATTAGCTAGTGAACAAATACATTTTAAAATACAACCAGGAACTATGATTATTATTCCAGGATATTTACCACATCAATATATTGTAGATGCTGGTTTAGAAGATTTTAGATTTATACATTGGAATATAAAAGCTGTAGAAACAAGTATATCTAAAGAAAAGAGTATTAAATGAGTTTTCAAAAAAATAAATATGTAGTTATAAAAGAAGCTATACCAAAACAAATAGCAGAGTTTGTTTATAATTATTTTTTAATGAAAAGACAAGTAGCAAGAACTTTTTTTGACACAAGGTATATATCACCTTTTACAGAGGAGTTTGGTGTATGGAATGATCAACAAGTACCAAATACATATTCTCATTATTCAGATATAGCTATGGAAACATTACTTTTAAGATGCTTACCAATTATGGAAAAAACTACAAAACTAAAATTAAATCCGACATATTCTTATGCAAGAATATATAAAACTGGTGATATATTGCATAGACATAAAGATAGATTTAGTTGTGAAATATCTACCACATTGAATTTGGGTGGTGACCCTTGGCCAATTCACTTAGAACCTAAAAAAAATGTAGGTATTCCTAATGGTAAAAAAATAACAACATCAAGTAATAATAAAGGTATTTCTATAAATTTAAAACCTGGAGATATGCTTGTTTATAAAGGAATGGAACTAGAACATTGGAGAGAAGAATTTCAAGGAGATAACTGCGCACAAGTATTTTTACACTATAATGATCAAAAATCTAAAGATGCTGATAAAAATATTTATGATAAAAGAAAGCATTTAGGGCTTCCATCTTGGTTCAAACAATGATACACCGAAAGCTGGTGGGTGAGTTTTACCACCAAACCACCAAACTCACCTGCCTTTTATTTATTTTAATCTTATTATCTTCATGTTCCTCTAATAATAAATTGCCAAAACCAATAGGAACAATTTACAAAATAGTTAGTGGAGATTTAAGATGAAAAAAAATGTACTTATATGTATACCTGCATTCGATCAGAAAATACACTTACAAACTATATCATCAATTATAAGTACAAGAGATACATTACTACAAGCTAAAATTGGTTGTGGTATGATGTGGATTAGAGATAGCTTAGTAACAAGAGCAAGAAATAAATTAGTAGATACATTTTTAAAACAAGAAGAATATACACATCTTTTTTTTATAGATGCTGATATAATATTTCACCCACAAGAATTTATTAGAGTTTTATTATTTGATAAACCTATAACTGCCGCTGGTTACCCTATAAAACATGAAGAACCAATAGAACCTGGTGATGCTAGTCAAGGTTG